GATGGGCAAATTTGGCCTGGCAGGTTTATAGGGTTTTCTATTGGTATGGTAACATATGCTATATTTACATATTATCTAATGGGAGAAGGAATGAATTTAAAAACAACAATATGTGCAATGTTATCAATTTGTATATTATTAATACAAGTTTTTTGGAAATAATTTATAAATATATTAAAATTAAATAAAAAAATATGAAAAAAAATATGAATAAATCGGCGGTTATATGTCCTATTAAAAATGAAACTAAGTATATTTCTAAATTTTTAGAATATTATAGTCGACATTTACCTAATGGCGGGAACGATATTTGGATTTTAAATTTTGATTCTGATAAAGAATATTTAAAAGAATATATTCATGGTAAAGCGATGGTTATTAATTCTAATGTAGATATTTGGAATCCAGTAGGTGTATTTGATGAAATTAAAAAAAATATAAAGCTTTTAAGAAAAAAAGGTTATGATTATATTATTCCTCTAGATGTTGATGAATTTATTGTTTATAATAAGGAAGGAGGGCTTAAAAAATATTTAGAAAATTTAGATAAAGATTATGTAACATGTAGTGGTTATGAAATTATTCACATTCCTGAATTACAAGAACCTTTTGATTATTCTAAGAAGTGGTGTGATCAATTTGAATATTGGTGTCAAGAAAAAAATAATTATAATAAAACGGTAATTTCAAAGATTGACTTAAATTGGTGTATTGGTTTTCACGCATTTAAACACGATAAAATGAGTAGCCAGGAAGTGGAAAACGATGAATTTGAAAAATATGAAGTTATTGATAATAACTTATTTTTATTACATTTACACAAGATTGATTATCAGTCCACTATTAAAAAACATTTAGATGCTTCTAAATTAGAATGGAGTAAAGATAATAATTATAATTGGCATTATAGAATTAAAGAATTGCCTGCAGTTAAGAAGTGGTACTTTACGCCTATTTTAAATAAACGAATACATGAAGTACCTAAACAGATATTAGAAAAAATAAACATATAATTTTAAATTTAATAATATGAGAGAAACAAAACCTGAGGTTGTAGTCGTTTGGAGAAAAAGCGATAGAGCAGCAAAAAGATATATGACAGTTTTTAAAGACATTAAGGTAGATGATGTCTTAGAAGAAAAAAGAAAACCTTTATTAGATAATAGTTATGTAATGGATGAGGTTGGAGTTGGCAGTTCGTTTATAGATACTTGGCAACATAAGTATAAAATTAATAAATATAATACAATAAAAAAATAAAACAATATGCATCCAATAGATTTAAATTATATTAGCCAAGAAATAAGAGGTATTGAAGAAATGGAGCTTAGGATAGAGACTTTAAAAGAGGAAAAGAAAAGCTACGTAAAAAAATTAGAAAAAAGATTTAGAAAGAGTTGTTCTTTAGAAGAAGCTCAAAGAAGATTAAAAGATCACCTTGATAGAAATCCTAAAGGAGAAGAAATGAAAAAACTTAAAGCAATGGAGGCAACATTACACCATGTTATTAAGCGTTTAGATATTAAAAAAGAAAAACTAGAAAAATTTCATAATGAAAGAAGACCGGAAGGAAGTTCAGATTCTTGATGAATTATTAAATGAATTACAATTTGTAAAAAGAGTAATTCAAAGTTGTAAAACAGGACAACAATTAGAAATCGCGATTAATTGGATGAATCGCTGGAAACATAATCGTAAAAAATGGATCGAATCTAAAAAGATGCCATATCTATTAAAAGAGTTTGAAAGTATTGAATTCTTTAAAGAAATAAACAATTTGCAATAATTTTATATAAAATTAAATGTTACAAGCAATTTCAATATATTTACTAATCGGAATCTTAATTAACTTATTAGTAGATTTAATGTATGATTGGATTGGTAGAAATAACATGGATTATAGAGTAATAGGTTCAGGCACAAGTGATGAAGACAGATGGGACACGTTTACTAAAGTGTTTGTTGTTTTATTATGGCCACTATGCCTTATTTACATATTAGTATCAATTATTAAAGAATATACAAAATGACAAATTACGGATATTGTTGTATCAACAAAACACTTGCTGAACAAGATATTAAAGTCGGCAGAAAAATGATTAAAAAAACCTTTACTGAAAGAGGTATTGAATATGCAGGTCAACTTGCACTCTTAAATGTAAGTGACATGTGTAAGATTATTAAATGGAACAATGAAAATGGCATTAAACTTTATCGAATGTCTTCAAGCATGTTTCCATGGTCTACTGAATACGATTTAAAAGACCTTCCTACATATAATAGAATTAAAGTATTGCTACAAGGTGCTGGACATATGGCCATGGAAGGTGGTCAAAGACTTACATTCCACCCAGGTCATTTTTGCGTATTGGCTAGCATGACTCCTAGGGTAGTATCTTCTGCGATACATGAATTAAATCAACATGGCGAAATCATGGACCTCATGGGTCTCCCAAGAAATCCTAACGCACCTATCAATATACATGTCAATACAACAATGGGTGGCAAGAAAGAAAGTATGCAAAGATTCTGTGAAAGGTTCTTAACATTGGATGAAAGTGTAAGAACTAGACTTGTTGTAGAAAATGACGATAAGAAAGCACAATACAGTGTAAAAGATTTGAAAGAAGGTGTTTCAGATGTGGTTGGTTGTCCAGTTATGTTTGACTATCACCACCATTGGTGTTATGAAGATCCAATGCCAGTCAAAGAAGCATTTGAACTTGCAAGATCAACATGGCCAGAAGGAACTAAACAATGTACACATTATAGTTCATGTAAAAAATTACATGAAGATAGTTCAGTTATCAATAGAGCACATGCTGACTATATTTATGAAACTATTCCAACATTTGGTTATGATGTAGATGTAGAATTGGAAGCTAAAGCTAAAGAATTAGCATTAATTGATTATTTAAAAAAAAATCAAATAGAATCAATACTTGAGGCAACTCCAGTTGTTTGAAAAAGATTATCATATTATTATGATATATAATTAATAATAAAAAAATACATTATAATGGAAACAAATAAAATTTTATCATTCGAGGAGTTTTCAACTAGAGGTACTGATACTGCAACTGTTGATGCTCCAACCGTAGATACTGCTACTGTAGATACAGCACCGGACGCTGAAACTACAACAGATACAGAAACTACAGATACAGAAACTACTGATTCTGAAGAAACTACAACAGATACAGAAACTACTGATTCTGAAGAAACTACAACAGATACAGAAACTACTGATTCTGAAGAAACAGAAGAAGAAACTACAGATGCTGAAGAAACAAAAGAAGAGTCAGTTCACACACACTCTCACTCAGCTGCTGAATCTGTTCAAGTAAATGAAGAGGAAGAAGAAGTACATACTACAACAGTTGCTGAAATGTATGAAAAAGCATGTACTTTACTTCAAGATGAAGCTAAAGCATATGAAAATGATGATTATGAAGAACATACTAAAGGTACATATATGACTGAAACTGCAAATTTAGTTGCTGAAGGTCACTGCAATGCTGTTAAAGAAATGTATACTACTTCTGAAGGTACATGTTCAACAGAACAGTTTGAAGCTGCTTGTAACGAAATTAAAGAAGCTTATGTAAAGAAGTGTAACGAAATGATTGAAGCTTATGGTACTTCTGAAAATGAAAGACCTGAATCTGAGAACGAACCTGTTCAAGGACCAGCAGATTCAATTATCACTAAAACTGAAGCTTAATTTAAAATGATTGCAGTATTTGATGATTTTATAAAAGATGAAAAGCTATTAGAAGATATAGCTAACGATGACATGTTCTTTAAAGATCCTGGTGTATATTATTACTGGAAAGGTTGGTGGAATTCAGAAGCTAAATCGATTAAGCAAAGAATTATTGAATATGTTTGGAGATATAATTATCCATTAGGTAAAAAGTATAATACACCAGATGGTTTTGAATATTGGACCGGAGTTCAAGAAGCTGATCCAAATGGTAGATTTAAAGACTATTTAGTAATGCATTATGATGATGATGTACAATACAGATTAGAAACTGGAAATAGAATGTTTCCAACTCTTGGATGTGTATATTATCCTGCGGGTTCTGAATTTACAGGAGGAGCCTTAAACGTATTTACAGAAGGAACTGATAAGCCATCTGATACTGTAGTCCCTATAGCAAATAGATTAATCATGTTTCAAGCTGGTCAAGTACCACATAGAGTTGATAAAGTGTTAACAGGTACTAGAAGAGCAATGGCCTTTAATTTATGGGATAAAGAACCATGGTCTTATAGCAAAGGTCACTTTAGATCAGAACAATAAAAATAACTATGAAAAAAGTAAAAGAAATTGTAAATGCGTCTTGGTTTAAAGCCGCAATTGCAGGTGGAATAGCAACCCTATTACTATTCCAAGGAGATAAATTCTATGCTGGTATTGCTTATGGCTATGCCGTCAGAGAATTCTTATTAGGACTTAAAATTGAGGGCGGGACTCAACAACTTAATTCTTAATAATTTATTAACAATTTTAAAACAATTAACTAAGCCATCTATATAATAATAAAGATGGCTTTTTTAATACAAACTAAACAGACATGCCAAAAACACCAATAGAATATACATATATGCAAGTTGCTTATCAATTTGCTAAATTAAGCTATGCTGAAAGAAGGCAAGTTGGATGTATTCTTGTTAAAAATGAACAAGTAATAAGTTTTGGCTATAATGGAACGCCAAGAGGATTTGATAACACTTGTGAATTAAATGACACTACTAAACCTGAAGTCCTACATGCAGAATCTAATGCTATTACTAAAGTTGCCCAATCTACGATGGGGAGCGGCGGGGCGGAACTCTACACTACAACAGCCCCCTGTTTTAGTTGTTCAAAAATAATTATTCAATCTGGTATATCACGAGTATATTATTCAGAAACTTATAGAGATATGTCAGGTATAGAACTATTAGAACAAGCCAATATAGAAGTAATAAGAATAGAACCAACAGAAATAAATGGATCAAGTAAATAAGATAATAGAACAAGCCATACAGGAAAATAAATTTGGTAAAGACTTTAAGTTTAGACAATACCAACGTGAAACAATCACAGCAATCGTTAATCAATATATAGAAGACCCTGAGTCTACAATTGTTATAGATGCCCCTACAGGTACTGGTAAATCAATTATTGCAATGTGGTCCTCATACATTCTCAAGGAACTAGGCAATCAAGGCTACATAGTAACATCGGATAAAACACTACAAGAACAATACGAATATGACTTCTCACAGTATAATACAGGATGGCCCTCCATCCAAGGCATTGACAACTACAACTGTGAAGTGAACGGCCTGCCGTTTAGCCTAGGTGAATGTAAGATGAGAGGCTACTCTTATGGCCAAGCCGAAAGGTTACAATGCGCCAGAATGTGCGACTATTTAAACACTCGAAAAAAGGCGATCGATGCGCCAGTTACCCTTGTTAATTATAGTTTCTGGTTGATACAGCAAAATTATGTTAATTATAGAATGGCTGTAAGACAAATGGAGAAAGAAGGACATAATACCCTTATTAATGATGTGTCCTCGGAACGATATGATGAAATTTTAGAATCATATGATAATTTTTTTCCTTTTAAGAAACGGGACTTTGTTTTCTTTGATGAGGCGCACAAGGTAGATGAAATTGTTCAACAACATTTTTCTCCTTCTTTGAAAAAATTTTCCCTTTTTAAAACAGGGACTTTGATTGACTTCATGATGCAACAAGGAGTTAGAGTCCCAGCAGTTTCTAAAAGTTTTATAGGAGATCTAATGGATGAAATTCTAATAGAAGAAAATAAGGAGAAACTTCTAATTAAACTAGCGAAAGTAAAAGGATTTTTATGGAGCATTTTAAAAGGTAGAGCAGAATTAAATCAGCGAGCAAAACAAAAGTTTGGAATTGATGTCAATTCAAGTCTTCCAAAGAAATGGCAACGGGCATTTTCACAGCTTGACGGACTTAAAGATACTCATTGTAAAATTGAAGACTATTTAGAAATTATAGAAACTACGGGCATTGAGTCTATGGTTTTTAATCAAAACTTACATGATGGTGAAATTAAATTAATGTGTTTGAGTGAGGCGCATCTAATTAAAAAGCATTTACACAAAAGAGCAGGCTTTAAAGTATTTATGTCAGCGACTATTGGAGAACCTAAAACTTATATGAAAGTAATGGGAATAGACAATGCTAAATTTATTAGACTATCTAATGGATTTACATATGAAAAGTCTCCAATTGTATTTGTTGACCGATGGAAGATGTCAATGCAACATAAGCATAAAAGTTTACCTGAAGCTATCAAAATGTTAGATCAAATTTTAGAGAAACATAAAGGACACAGAGGGCTTATTCACACAGGAAGTTATGAATTTAGTCAATATATTAAAGGACACACCTCACACATTAAGAGGATCATTGAGTACAATAAGAGTAGTGAAAAGAAAGAAGCATTAGTTAAATTTAAGAATACAATGAATGGAGTTATTATGGGTCCATCAATTCTTGAAGGTTTAGATTTTAAAGATGACACTTGTAGGTTTCAAATATTTTTTAAAGTACCGTATCCTTCATTAGGAGATCCATTAACAAGTGCTAAAATAAAGAAATCACCAGGTTGGTATGATTGGAAAACTGGAATAACAATCCAACAAGGTGCAGGTAGAAGTATTAGAAACAAAGAAGATTGGGCAGTGACTTATATCTTGGATGCATGCTTTGGAAATCTGATAAATAAATTAGAATACTTTCCAGATAACTTTAAAAATAGAATAAAAACGATAAAATGACATATATTAGAACACAACTACCAGAACCAGAAGAATTAAAAAGATTAATAGAAGAGCAAGGAGAAACCGCAATCTTTAAAAGATACAGAAAATATGGTAGTTTACAAGGCTGTTCTGAAAGTGTAAACATTGTAAATCAAATTCTATATAAAGGTTATAATAAGAGAAGAACTATAAAGCAATAATTTCCAATTACTATATTCCATGGGATTATTTAATAAACTTTTCCGTAAAAAGGAATATAATATAAAAACCAAAAATATGTCAGAAGAAAAAACTGCCAATATCTATGTTTGGCAAAAGTCTGAAAGAATAGGTAAAATTGTTATTGAAAAAGAAATTAAAGACGGTTGGCTATACTTTACAGATGGTAGTAGAATTAATCCAAAACTAACAAGTGAATTTTTAAGTCAAGCTACTTCAATGGAAGAAGCTGAAGGTATTGCAAAAATATTAAGTCCAGTCGGTGGAGTTGCACAGGCAGGTGTTGAAGATCCAAATAAATTAGACAATCAAGATTTAGAAGGAACAGAGTGGAAGGGAATGAAGTGGGTAACTAAAAAACCTGAGGTAGAAACAAAAACAAACACTGAAGATGGTATAGTAGTTGGTATTTTAGAAAAGCTAAGTAAAAAGAATAAAACTAATTTTGATATTAGTGTAGGTGTTAATATACCTGGAAAAACTATTTTTAAAGCTTTGCAAATGGACATGGAAGAAGAAGAATTAAAAGAGGGTCTAGTGAAGCTTGTAAAAAAACAGATAAATAATCTAGAACAACAATTAAACAAAGAAGTAGAAACTTTTATTCAAAATCAATACTATGAATAGGCAACAAAGAAGAAATGCATATAAGTCTATGGGAATTCTTAAAAACAAGAGCTCTAGGCAATTTAATGATCCAGTAAGAAATCAAATTACAGAACAACTTAGTAGAGAAGGTAAGGAAAAACATAAAGCAATGGTTGAAGCTAATGAAAGAAAATACCATGAAGAAATGGAACATAAGCTTGCTGAATATAAGAAGAATCTTGAAGTTACTGGATGGGAAGGTAAAGAAATTGAAAAATTAGCAGAGGCTTGGATGCTTAGAGCAGTTAAAGATAAAGATAATTATCAACAAGATAAAAAAGATGCTAAAAGATTAACTAAAGAAGCAGAAGCTTTAAAAGCTAAGCGTGTTAATAAATGATAACGGTAGTATTAGATATAGCTGACAATGGTGTAGTTAAAATTATTGAAGACGATAACTACAATGGAAACGGTGAAATAAATGTCACCAAAACCCTCTATGTCTTTGATGAAGATCCAGATTATGAAAATAAAATAAAATTTTTAAAAGATCTTTGTTTAGATATTGGGTTAAGTATTGGAAATATAAATGACCAAAAAAGACTCAATATAAATCTCTATAAAAAACCAAAAGACATGTCACTAATGACAAAGAAAGAATTAGAGACAAGTATTATGGGAGCTGAAAGGCTATTAGAGAAGTATAAAAAAGAACTTAAAAAATATGAATCTTAAGGTAGAATGTATATGGTGTAAAACTAAAACTGATTTTAATAGATTTGCAAGAGAAACTAAAAAGTCAGAAGAATATGACAAGTTTAAAAACCAAATAATTTCTTATAATGAAATTGGAGATAGACTTTCTAAGAGTGATCCTTATGGAAATACTCCATCTGAAACTTTAGTTGCTTTGCATATACAAAAATTAATACGAAATCTTGTTAATAAAAACAGGAGAGTAGAAGAAGAAGTTGAAGAAGATCAAACTGCAAAAGTTACATATCTTCTTAAAAACTTAAATCAAGAAAATGTACTAAATTTTAAAAACTTTATTAATGAAATTGCTGATGGAGTAGAATTTGACTTAGTAGTTATTAATAGAGAAGATAAATTAGATCCTAAAGTATTGAGTAAATTCGATAACGTTAGAATTGTAGACAATGATAAGACATAAGATATTTTCAAAAGGTGAAAGAATCCATGCTCTAATACATTCAACAACAAATCCAAATATTTTATTTCCAGTTAGAGGCACGATTTATGATACTAAATTTGATGAGTACAATCCTCAATATCAAATTAAAGTAGATAAAATGTATGATGATATTGCGTTCTTAAAGCGATATTTATTTAAAGGCCGAACTATCCGAAACTTTGATGGTAAAGATAGCAGATGGAAATTTACAAGAACAAGTTATAAAACAACAGATGAGTTTGTACAGAAAGTTTTTAATGGTGATAATTGGGAAGGCTACTTAATTGTAGTTGATAGTGTTTATTGCTGTAGAACAAGAAAAGAACAAGTTGACTTCTTTAATAAGATACAAACGTTTATGATACAAAAGAATCTGAGAGAGCTATACGAGATGACTAGAAGGAAAGAATACAGATATGGTAGATTTTATTATCATACTAAAGATATGTTCAAGAGAGCACTTAAAAAGTTCTTTGGTGAACGATCACCTCAATCAGATAAATGGTGGAATGATTTTCTTGCATCCACCGATATTAGAGATTTAGACAAACACGTCTAAACTTTAAGTGATATATAAATAAAAATAAAGTATTTTATGCCAATTTTATTAGCAGCTTTACAGGCTGGACAATCCGCAGCCAATTATGCATATGAAGCAGTTACCGATACTGGTGATTTTGTTTACAAGAATTTAGAAACTGGTTTTAATGAAAATTTTAGTGGTAAAATATCAGGTGCTAAAAACAATCCATCTGATTCTAATTTAGAATCACAGTTAAGTGCTTTAGGTGCTTTATTTTCAGCACAAGGTAATAGTGATATAGACGTTAAGAGCGATAAAGGATTATACACTGATAAAACTACATCTGCCAGATATAAGGGTAAAGATGGTAAAGAAAATATAGCCGGCGAAGCCGCAGTAAGAAGTAAACAAAACACTTGGTCTTTATTAAAATATAGAGGTGAAGGAAATAGTACTGACTATAACAAGGCGGTGTTAGGTGATAGTAGAGGAACTAATAATCAATATTTAAATCCAACTGCAAATGTTTTAATTGAAAAATGTAATAAATCTGCTAGTTACACATATAACTATAAAGACTTTGTTTTTTCTAGATGGTATGGTAAAATACCTAATAATTATATGTTAACTTTAAGAAGGTTTCCTTTTCCAGCTGAAGATAATATCATAAACCCAATGGTTTACAGTGCTAAAGAACAAGCTGAAATAGCAAATATTCAACCTGCCCTTGCACAGGCTGTAACATGGATGGGTGAAAGCGCTGGTAATAATTTAAATGATATATTAAAATTTAGTGTTGGTTTTAATTGGAAACAAGCAGATGCTAATCTTCAAGAAATAAATTCAAAGCCTAGAGATAAAGGGTTTGTAGGTGGTTTTTTAGATGGACTTCCAAAATCTCAACAAATTCAAGGGGGTTTAGCAGGAGAGAGTGCTGCACAAACAAAAAGAAGACTTGCACAAGGAGACAATTGGGATCCTTTGAAACAAACATATCCTAATCATACATTTGCCCCGCTTAATGTTATTAAAAGTATGCAAGTTAGAGATAGTGGCTTAACATTTGATCAAAGCTTTAGTATAGTTTTTGAATATAATTTAAAAGGCATTCCAAATACAAGTCCTAAGGTTGCATTCTTAGATGTACTTGCTAATTTATTATTATTAACTTATAACAATGCTCCTTTTTGGGGAGGCGGTTTAAGATATACAGGAGGCGGTAAACATATTGGAAAACCTTTTGGAAATATTGGACTATTGAAAAAAGGAGATTATAAAGGATTTTTTGGTAGTATAATGAAAGACATTGGAAAGGGCTTTGGTAATATTATGGATGATTTATCTAAAATGGGAGATAGTAAGGCTTTAAATAATGTTCTAGGAGGTGGTTTAATGGATTTATTTGGTGGACCACAAGGTGGACAAATTGCTCAAGCATTTTTAACTGGTGAATCTACTGGACAATGGCATTTAACAGTTGGAAATCCATTAAATCCTATTGCTGTTATTGGAAATTTAGGTTGTACTAAAACTGACTTTCAATTTGACGGGCCTTTAGGTTATGAAGACTTTCCAACAAAACTAAAAGTAACAGTTCAATTGCAACCGAATAGACCAAGAGATAAATCAGATATTGAATCAATGTTTAATGCTGGTAAAGGTAGATTATATTTACCAGAAAAAGGAGTAATAGATCCTACTGAATCATTTGACGTAAGTGCTTATGGTAATAAAGATAATGGACAAAATGCTTCAGCAAAAGCCTTCTTTAACAAGGCTGCAAAATATGCAAATGGATAATGAATTTTAAAACAGTTATAGATAAAATAGTAGAGGGTGGCAAATTAATATTAGCACAACCTACCTTTATTTTTAAAGATAAAGAAGAGGTACCATTTACAGAGTACGAGGTTAGAGCAGAAGATGCTGGTAGAATTGATCTCATTGCGTTAGACCAATACGGTTCCGATGATGGACCTGACGTTGAATACATTCTAAAATTTAATGGTATATCTGATCCATTTTCAATTAATGAAGGAGACATCTTAAAAATACCAGTTGAAAATTCTTTAATTGTAAAATTAGAAAGACCTGAAGGAGCAATTGATAATATAGTTAGACAATCCTTTGTAGGTGGTAAAAAATTAACTAAGAAAGATCAAAGAAGGCTTGACTTCCTTAAAAAGAAATATAAAATTAAAGAGGTTCTTCCACCTAACATGTTAAAATCTGGATTTAGCAATTCTGAAATAACTAAAAACCCAGACGGTACTACAACTACAAAAATGGGCATGGGTGTTGGAACTCCTGAATCTAATTTTTCAGCTAAGAAAAGCGAAACTAAAATATCTAAAGTAGAAGAGCAGTCAATTGCAGATTCTATTGTGAAGAAATTACAAAGTAATAAATCAGAACAATTAACAGATGCTGAAATTGCTAAAATAGAAAACAGTGGAATAAGTTCAAAGGTAGTTACAGACATTGCAGGCAGTTCAGGCACTGTTAAATTAGCAACTACGTTTGACGGTACAGTAATAGGATCTGATGTTGTTTCATCTTCTAATTTTTCAACTAACATGTCAGAGGCAGTTGATGAAGATGGTAATAAAATAGGAAATCAATCTGTAAATCAGTCTGAACAGATTGAAGGTGATAAGGTAACTAAAACAGTTACTAAAACTATTGTAAAACCAGATGGCTCTTCTGAAACAACTCAAACTGTTACATTTTCTAAATACGAAGGAAAATAATCAGGATAAATAATATATGGAGTTAAATAATAATATATTGTCTGTAATAGAGCCTACAATTAGGCCTACTGACGTTGAGTTAGAAGGTGGAAATGAAGGAGATGGTGGAGATAAAACAACTAAAGGCTTTGGTGCAAACGTTCCTAGAATTATAATTAACGGTTATTTATTTGAAGAGTCAGACATATTATCATTTAAATTAACAGTTGGGATTAATAAAAAATATCCTACAATTTCAATTACAGTAAAAGATAGCCAAGGTTTCTTTGATATAGATCAATACCCAAGAGACGGTGATGTAATTACAGCCTATATTAATTCTAAAAATCAGGATACCTTTAAAAGTATCCATATGGATTTTAATATTACATCAATAATATCGCCGACAATAGGGTTACCTAGCAGTGAAAAAGAATATAGTTTTTCAGGTAATTGTAAAGTACCTGGGTTATTTAGCGAGGATTGTGTATTTTTTAGTGAAAATACAAGTTTAGGCCATCTTGAAGAAATAGCATCTAAATTAAAACTTGGCTTAGCAACAAACGTCGATGCCACAACAGATAGTCAAAATAGAATTCAACCTTATGATACTTCTTTAACATATATAGGAGATGTTGTTAATTCTTCATACATCAATGAAGAAAGCTTTCAAACTTTTTACATAGATCAATATTATAATTTAAACTTTGTAGAGATGAATCGTATTTTTAATTCTGAAAATGTAAGTATTGAAAGTATGCAAGAAAACTTTACATCTCTTTCTAAAAGCTATAGTGAAGATGCTAATAGTGAAAATGAAGATGATATAAAAACAAAACTATTTTTAACTAATAATCTACAATTTGATAAAACTAATCTTAAAATATCTCAATTTGCATTAAAAAATAATTCAAGTAAAATATCATTATTAAATGGTTATAGGCGAGTATTACAGATGTGGGATGGATTAGAAGAAAGCAATCCAAATCAATGGGATGCTGAAAGACTTATAGAGTTTGATGTAGAATCTTTTACTAGTAAAAACATTAGAGATGTTGAAGAGCCATTAAAGGGTAGAAGAGGAGAAAGTGAATATGATAATCATTCAAAATATAAATGGGTAGGTAGAATGCAAGACTATGCATTAGAAGGAAATGTACATTTAAATAGAAAATACTCTATATTAAATAATTGGCAAAATTTACAAGAACTTGAAAAGATGAAACTTATTGTAGAACTTGATAGCTTTAACCCAAGTATTTATATGTGTCAAAAAATACCAGTAATGATGTATATTTATGAGGAAAGAAAGTCTCAAGTCATTGCTGCTAAAGAGGAAAAACTAAAGAAAAAAGGAGTAAAGGTAGATGACAAGGCATTTGATAGTAAAAACGAAGTAGAAGCTGAAGAAGCTCCAGTTAAACAAGACGATTTTATTACTGGGCATTATATCGTAGGTGGAATAGAATATATATACTCAGATGGTGATCAAGCCCTAACGCAGAGATTAACTCTATTAAGAAGAGAATGGCCAACAAGAGCAAATAATTTATAGAATGTTAAAAGGAAATAAAAACAGATTTACAAAAGCTAGAGGAGGACACCCTTATGATGAGCCAACTTTTTTAAGTTTTTTCTTAATATTCGATTGGACTGGTTCTGGCTCTCCGTTGTTTAATGGTAAAGCTGCTGCCTTTTTAAGAGACGTTTATGGAGATGAGGCTAGAGCTAAAAAACTAGAACAGTTTGTAAAGTATTTAAAAAAGATTAATTTAGAAATGCCATGGTTTTGGCAAAGTATTACAGGCCTAGAATCCGCACACTCTTACGGTGCAATGAAAGACCCTTATGGTTATGCAGATGCTAAAATAGAAATAGATTGTTTAGACACTCTTGATTTTACAATTTCAGGTATATTTGATTTATATAGAAGCTGTGTTATAGACACTAATAGATATGTCGAAGTTTTACCAGGTAATTTAAGAAAATTTAGGGTTTATGTGCATGTGCAAGAAATAAGAAACTTTGTACCATTTATTGGAGCTGATTCAAATGTAGATCAGGTTAAAAAATTAAAAGGAATGAGTGGAAAGGAAAGAAAAGAAGCGTTAGATCAATTAACTAATATTTCAGCAGCTGATGGTTATAAAGCCGTACAAGATAGATTAGACTCAGATCTCTTAGATTGGAAAGCTAAGGGTATGGGTCCAAGATTTGTTACACGTTTAGATAATTGTAAATTTGATTGGGATAATGGTAGTAAAATGTTTAGTGAAATAAGCAATGTTGACATATCTACCCCTGTAAAACATAAAATGTGTTTTTATTATCAAGGTGCAAGTATATCTGAAGTAGAATATTTAAACGCCTTTAATTATAAAGACGCAGATCCATTAAGTACATTTGACAATGATATTTTAAATGATCTTGCAACTAAAGGTCTTGCAGCAGCAGTTGACGCAGGAAATCAATTAGGTAATGCAGCGATTGGAGCAGCTGAAAGAACTTTAGATAATTTAAAAGGCAGACTTCTTTTAGGTAACGTATATGGTGCAAATACTCTATCAAACCTACAAGATGTCTTTAATTCAGGTTCTATAAATGCTATTAAACCACTGTTAGGAAGAGACGATCAAAGAGAATTAGGAGGAGTAGGTGCAGATATTAATGATAATCTTTTCCCAGCAACTAACCCTGAAGTTGCATTAAAAAGTACTAAAATATTTAATGATACTCCAGAAAAATCTCCGCTTAGATCAGATAATGTCTTTCCAGAAACTACTGAAGAATCTTCACTTAATTCTGATAACATATATCCTCAAAGAAGTAGTGAGAATGATGCTAACCTAGGAAATGTACGTTAGATATGAATCCTGAACACAGACTTAAAATAATAAATTTTGCTAAAAGAATCGTGTGCGGAGAAGTCATGGAGTCTCCTGAAGACATTCAATTTTATTTAAACTATAGAGTAGAAATAGAAGAAACTCTAAGAAATTGGTCAGAAGATTAACAGAATATATAATATATGAAGGCTGAAGAATTATATAAAGATAATTTAAGGGACACTCATTGGTTGGGAAAGGTTGTTGATACTGCTGACCCTTTACTTGAGGGTAGATGTAGAGTAATGGTATATGGTAAGTTTGATAAAATACCAACTGAATCTATTCCATGGGCAACATCTTCTAATAGTAATATGATAGGAACTTACTCTACCCCAAAGTTAGGAGATATTGTTTCTGTTAAATTTGATAATGGAGACATTTACCACCCTGAATATACTTATACAATTAACAGCAATGATAGAAATACATTTAAAACAGAAATATTAGAAGCATTAGGTGCTGAGGAAGCTGTTAAAGCACAATCAATTGTATATGATGTTGATAATAAATTTAGAATCTATTATGAACCAAATGAAGGTTTAATAGTTTCAATGGGTGATGGAATTAAAACAGAGCCTTTTATAAATGTAAAACAAACCGGTGAAATACATATCCACACCGATCAAGAAGGTAAGGTTGAAGTATTTACAGATGGAGACGTAGAAGTTAAAGGTAAAAAAGTTCATGTTAATAGTCCAAAGGTTGAGCTTGGTGAAATAGCACTTGAACAAGTAATTAAAGGAAATACTTTTCAAGCGTTATTTAATACACATACACACCTTGGAAATCTAGGACTTCCTACAACACCACCGACCGTACCTCTATCAGGAACAGAATTAAGTAAAATTAGTAAAACAGAATAAAATGGCATTAGAAGACGACGTATTAGAAAATAAATTAAAAACAGTATTCGGAAGTATTGTAAAAAGAGGACTGCTTAGAGAAAGATTAGAAGGAGGAAATCCATTAAATATTAGAAGAGATGAGTTTTCACCAACTGATACTAAAATAGAATATGAGGCTGATCAATTAATAACTCCAATTGGAGGTATATACAGTGCATTAAAAAGCGTAGATGATCATGTACTTGCAAATAGACCTGCACCTGGGGAAGATATGAATAAGGTTAAAAAAGAAATGTGGAGAGAGTTCTCAAGACAAATGTCAGCAGAAATTTCTAAAAATATAATAGACTGGTTAGAAAAAGATATTGTTGCAGATTTAGCCCATGAAATTAATGAACAGATTAAAAAAGCAGATATTACAATAACAGTACATCCTGGAGCAACATTAGATGAGGTAGTAACTGGAACCACTATAACATTTCAGCCGGCTGCTGCTAAATCTGGAACTGATATTCAACCAGGTGCAGTTAAAATAGAATAATTAATTAGATATATAATTCATAAGTTTTAACCTTTAAAAAAATAAAAAATGATAGAAAAACAAAATGCTGACTTTTTTGATAAAGATGGCAATTTCGATTGGGATGGATATGAGTCAACATGTCCAAAAGTTTTAAGAACCCCAAATCCACACATAAAAGTAGTAAGTGATAAACATAAAGTATACAGTAGAGAGCCATATGCTCAAGACATGTATAATAGGATGGTAGGCCATATTGAAGAAAATGATATTATTACTCATATTAAATATGGATCTGCGTATAAGGGTAGAGTGTTTGCAATTACTGAAGAAACCGCTAGCATAGACATTGGTTATAGACAGTTAGTTTATGTAAATCTTGCTAAAGAAGAAGGCGAATTCAAAAACATTCAACCTGGCGAAGAGGTAAGTGTAATAATTACTTCTCCGTTAAATGATGATAAAAAGCCAATAATGGGTAGTGTTAGTGAAGGAACTAAGAGAGCTACTTTCCAAGAAATGTTAGAAGCTATTGAAGATCAGAGTACTGCTTGGGTAGGAAAGGTTAAAAGAATGTTAGAAGATGCTGGTTATATGATTAGCGTTAATGGTATTGACTGTTTTATGCCAGGTAGTTTAGCTGGTATTAATAAGCTTCATGATTTTGAAAGCGTTGTTGGTGAAGAAATATATGTTGTGCCTGTTAGTTTTTCTAAAGAAAGAAGAACAATGGTTGTTTCTCATAGAGCCTATCTTAAAACATTAATTCCAGATGCTATTGAAAATCTTAAAGAAGATTTAATGGAAGAAATAGTTGGAACTGTAACAGGCTCTGCTAAATATGGTGTTTTTTGTGAATTTTCAAGATGTTTAACTGGAATGATTCATGTAAATGATTTAGATGGAGACACTTTAGTTAGACACAAGAAAAGAGAAATTCAACCAGGTGAAGAAATTAAATTTAAGGTTAAAGATATTATTTCAAACTCTAAAATTACATTAACTCAAAGAGATGATGTGGAAATGAATCCATGGTTAGAAATTAATAAAAAATATAAAGTACCTTCTGAGGTTGATGCTACTATAAAGACTTGTAAAGATTATGGGTTATTTGTTGAATTAGAAGCTGGTGTTGTAGGGCTATTACATGTTAGTGAAATAGGTGAAGACAAAATAAAAACATATAAGCCTAAACAAAGTATTAAGGTATTAATTACAAAAATTGAAGAAGATACTAAAAAAATATTCTTAAAATTGCCTAAGGAATAAGTTAGGTAATAAATAAATGTGATATATAAATAAATAATTATTTAATATTGCATGCTAACATATCAAATTACAAAACATAAAGGTAAAGAAGACATTTTACAAGACTCTCTTGTCGGAATAGAGTTTGAATTCTATTCTGACAAAGAGATTGAAGATGTTAGAAGTGAAATTTCTACTCTATTAGGTAAAAAAATCAGATTAGAGAATAAAGCACATAGTGACTTTGTTCCAACTAAAGATGAATATAAATTAGAACCTGATATGAGTGGAGGTAAAGGTCTTATAGAACTTATTACTGCTCCTATTTCATATAGTGTTGCAAGAAATACTATAATAAAAGTATTAGGCTGGATTCAAGAAAACGGCTATACTACTTCAAAAAGTTCAATTCACTTAAATTTAAGTTTTGATCCTAAAAAAACAGGTAGAAGTAATCTTATTTCTAAAATGGATCCTCTTAAATTTATTTTAGGATTTAATGAGACTGAAGTCTATAAGTTATTTAGTAATAGAAAAGATAGTGTTTATGCGAAGTCTATAAAATGGATTATGCCCAAAATTGACCATAATTATTATGAAGGTCAAAATATAAATCCACATGTGTTTCATTTTGCTGTTGAAAAATATTATGGTGTAAACTTTCAAAAATTGCAACAAGGTTATTTAGAGTTTAGATATATTGGCGGAAAAGATTATGAAAAGAAAACAACAAATATTTTATATTTATTAGATCGCTTTGTTTTACAAATGTGGGCAATTGCAAATCAAGAAAAATATACTGATTTAAACTTAATAGAATTAAAAAGAATTCTTAATAGGAATCACAAGTTTACTGAAATACTAAAAGATTGGAGAAGATTAAAAGACTTTTATCCGGAAATTAATCTATATGTTGATCTAAAAGATAATGAAAAAATTATAGACATGTATTGGCCTAAAATATTAATGGAGGTATTAAGATTAATTAGCCATGGAGGTTTAGTAAAAGGAGACATAAATTATGATAGTGATTTAAGTAGAGTGCAAGTGAGAAATGGAAGTTTACCATTTTGCTTTGAATTAAGCAATTATGATTTTGTAGATTGTGAACTTTCTGGTTCTTTAAGTTTTTGTGATATTTTTAGATGTCAAATAAAAACAGCAAGTTTAAAAAGATGTAATTTATATCAAGGTACAAGTGTTGAAGATTCTAAGGTAGAATCATGTTACACTAACCAAACATGTGAAGTTAAAAATAGCTATGTGTTTCAATGGGATTCTGTATTTAAAGGTAAAATGGTTGGAGGTATATTTAGACATGGTCAAATAAGTAAAGAGGCGGAATTTGATGGTACTGAAATAATAACAAGTAAAAAAATTAATTAAAAATGAGTGATATTAGAAGCGGCGATAATATAGATTTAAGTCAAGGTAGAGATTATGGCACAGACTGTTTAACTGAATTCTTAAATGAAATTGGTTCAGAAATAACAGGTGCATGTATGATACCTCTTAATTTGCCACAGGCTGAAATAATAAACGTTATAAAAAGAGCCGTTAAATGGTTCAGAAAAAATTACGAATATAGTCTTAGAGAAAACTATTTTCATGTACCTAATGGAGTTTTTAGTAGTCAAAGTTTTAAGACAACTAGAACTTTAAACTTTCCAAAGGAAAATGCAACATCAGGTGCTGGTGAAGTCTTTTCAATATATGGAGTGTATGACCTTGCTTCTGGTTGGAATACAGGTGGAAGTGGATTAGATTTAAGATTTGCAGGTGGAGCAGATTTTAATATTGAAAAAATGTTTTTTAGTAATTCATTTGCAGGAACGGGAGCAGCAGAATCTGCAGAAGAACTTCAATATTATGTAATTAATCAAAGTTATTTTGATATGGCTCGTCAAATCCTAGAAAACCCTTTAAGTTTTCACTACTCACAATTAACAGGTCAACTTAAATTTATGGGAGATACTCCAAAGGGTGATGTAATTATTGAGTGTTATGAAAGCATTGAAAACTGCGCATTATATAATGATGAAATATTTTTTAGATATGTTGCAGCTAAAGTAAAACAGGCAGTTGGTGCTAAATTAGGAGTCTTTAAATTCTCTTTACCAGGTGGTGTAGAGATTGATTATGATGGCATTAAATCCATGGGAGATGAGGAAATGGAAAGAGTACTTGAAGAGATTAAAGGAGATGAAGGTGTAGATTGGATGATGCACTCATAAAAAAACAGATAAATAATTAATGGAACTGTATATAAAAACAATAGGTGATCCAAACTTTGATGCAAAAGGAGTTGATGTTGAAAATGAATTAAGTCAACTTTTAATTCAGATTGAGACTCTTCTTTTTACAAATAAAGGAGATGTTTTAGGAAAGAGTGGATTTGGAGCAGACCTTGAAAAAATGATATACAGTTTTAATTTTAATGAATTTGAAGTTAAAAAAGCAATAGAAGATCAAATAGAAATATATTGTCCACTTGCAAATAAATATGGCACTAAAGTCGATGTTGAATTTACAAGAGGAGAAGTTAGAGATATTGCTCAAATAAACATAGAAGTAGACACTAAATATTTAGTTGGTGTTTATGTAAATTAAAAGATTAAAGAATGGCAGATTTTAAATTTTTAGATAAGGCTAGAGCTACTGCGGGAGACATTGTATCTGACACAAGGTCTTATTTAAGTAGAGTTTATAAGAAAGCCGGAAATTATTTTACAACGGCAAGTCCATTTTCTCAAATCCTTGAGGTAATGGCTGAAATGAATGAGATGCTCTTGTTCTATATAGAGGACTCTACTGTTGAACAGAATATTTATACAGCTCAACAGCCTGAATCAATTCATGGACTTGCAAGACTTGCTGGGCATGACGCAACTAGAGGCTTCGCAGCAACTGGTGAAATCCGTTTTAGATGGAAGCCAGGCGCAGGTGACGATGTTGCAGGTGGTAATTTAATTATTGATCCAAATACAGAAATAGCCTATGACAATAATGGTTT